ATGTTGACTGCGATTGTCAATGCAAATAAGGAACTAGTGAATCTTCACAAAGCGAAGAAAGATGCTGCGCCTGCACCAAAAGCGGATGCACCTGAAGGGAACGGAGTTACCATCGAGAAGGCTGTGTTTGTCGGACGCGCCGCTGATCTATTACGTGAACTCCGTTCCATTCAGAAAGACACAAAGACATAATGTATGCCTAAAAGTACCCGAGCGCAAAAGGGATATAATGGGAACCCCAACCTCCCGTTACCCAACGAACAAGTTGCTCTCACACAAAGTGAACTTGAAGAATATGTCAAGTGTGCGAACGACCCTTACTATTTCATCAACAACTATGTGAAGATCGTGCACGTCGATCATGGTATTGTGCCATTTCAGATGTGGCCGTTCCAAGAACAGATTATTGACGTCTTCGAAAACAATCGTTTTGTGATTTGCAAAATGGCACGCCAGTCCGGCAAGTCAACTGTCGTGGTGTGCGGATACTTTCTGTGGTTCATCACCTTTCATCCCGATGTCAGTGTTGGCGTGCTTGCGAACAAAGAGAACACTGCGATTGAATTGTTGCGCCGGCTGAAGCAGTCGTATGAATATCTGCCAAACTTTCTGAAGCAAGGTATTCTCAAGTGGGATCAAAAACTCATCATGTTAGCCAACAACTCTCGCGTGCGTGCAGAGAGCACCAGCGCAAGTGCGATTCGTGGCGACACGTTCAATATTCTATTCCTCGATGAGTTTGCTCACGTACCAGAAAATATTGCCAGTGAGTTCATGACGTCTGTCTTTCCTGCGATCTCCTCCGGTAAAACGACGAAGTTGTTTGTCATTAGTACGCCTAATGGGTACAACTTGTTTTACAAAATCTGGAATGATTCTGAGGAAAAACGAAATACCTATAAGACTATCGGGTTTACGTGGCGCGACGTACCCGGACGCGACGAAGTGTGGGCTGAGGAAATGCGAAAGAACCTCGGCGAGCAGGCGTTTCAACAAGAATTTGAATGCTCGTTTCAGGGTTCTGCAAATACGCTTATTCCCGGTTACAAGTTGTCACAGATGACATATATGACGCCGGTTGAAGATCGCGGCGATTTGAAAATCTACGTCAAACCTATTCGTGCGGACGAGCGCGATCCCGCGCATGTGTATGTGATGACCGTAGACACCTCACAGGGACATGAACAAGACTATGCTGCGATTAGTGTCTTTGATATCTCTGTTGCGCCGTTTCGACAAGTCGCTATGTTTCGACGAAACAATCTCGCGCCGCAGTTATTAGCACCGCTTGTTAAACAAATTGGTCAGTATTACTGCAATGCATTTGTATTAGTCGAGATCAATGACGTTGGTTTGACGGTGGCAGACTCATTGCACATGGAATTGGAATATGAAAACATGATCTATGTGCGTTCGCATCCGAAGAAGGGACAGATGTTAGCAGGTGGGTTCAGTCCCAAAGCCCGCATGGGTTTGCGAATGACGCAAGCCACTAAGCGTATCGGATGTGCACAGTTGCGAGCGATGATCGAACGCGATCAACTGCTCATCACAGACTACCAAACGTTACGAGAACTGACAACGTTCGTGAGTAAAGGTAACACTTATCAAGCGGAAGAAGGCGCTCATGACGATTGCGTCATGACGCTCGTACTCTTGGGATGGCTGACTGCTCAAAGCGGTTTTGAGAACTATGTGGGACTTTCCATGCGGCGAATGCTGATGAATCAAGCAGAACCCGTCACATTGGAAGAACCCTTTATAGGTTTTTTTGACGTTCATCCGGATATAACATGGGATGAAGCCGCTACAACAGGACGCTATAGTGTCGTTGATGATCAAGATTTCTGGAAAATGTAAAAGACTAAATAAGAATGTCGCCGCATAACAACGGCTTTTAATCGTCACTTACTCCATTATTAGGAGAATGTTCTATGGCATTTCAAGTTTCGCCGGGCGTCAACATCTCAGAAGTTGATCTGACCGCTGGCGTTCAAACCGTGTCTCTTTCCGCAGGTGGGTTTGCTGGCCCGTTTCAGTGGGGCCCTGCTCTCGATGTGATCAACGTGAGTTCGGAAGAAGATCTGGTACGCAAGTTTGGTAAGCCCGACACCAACGTGTACGAATACTGGTTTACCGCACAGTCGTTCCTGTCTTATTCGAACCAACTTAAAGTCGTTCGTGCACTGAGTGCGCGAGCACTGAATGCAACTGCAACTTTCAAGACACTGACAGGCACCGTCTCGAATTCGAGTGCGACTGCGCTGACAGGTACCAGTACACTCTTCCAGACAGAACTCAAAGTTGGTCAGAAGATTGTGTTGGCAGGTAGCGTCACTGCCGTCGTGAACTCGATTGTCAGTAACACCTCACTGACGGTGACGGCAGCGTTATCAAATGCTGTGTCGAGTGCAACGGTTGCCGCATACGGTGTGCTCGTGCAGAACGATGCAGATCACGATAACAACTACGCGTCAGGCGCAGCGGGCTACGGTCTTGCGTCAGCAAAGTGGCCGGGCGACTTGGGTAACTCCCTGAAAGTCAGTCTGTGCCCGAGTGCGGGTGCATTCAGCAATAGTAGTTTGACAGGTTCACTGTCATTGACTGCGGATAGCACGAGCGTCTCCGGTTCAGGCACGCTGTTCCAGAGCGAACTGCTCGTTGGCGATTACATTGTTGCAAACGGAAAGTCGTATGCTGTGTCCGCGATTGCGAGTAACACCGCATTGACATTAGCAGAAGCGTCGGATGACACAGGTTCATTCTCAAGCGGAAGTTGGGAGCGTCGGTGGGAGTTCAACTCGCTGTTTGATGCCGCTCCGGGTACCAGCGATTGGGCATCCGCTCGTGCAGGTTCGAATGACGAAATGCACGTCGTCGTGGTTGACGAGGATGGTCTGTTCACTGGCGTTCCCGGCACAGTGCTGGAACGCTTTGCATTCCTCTCGAAGGCATCCGATGCGAAGTCGCTGAACGGCGATACCAACTACTACGTCAACGTGCTGAACCGTCAGTCTGCGTATGTGTGGTGGTTGAGTCATGTCGGTACGACATCAAATTGGGGTTCCGCGGCTGCGGGTCTTGCATTTGGTGCCGCTGTGCAGCCGTACACGAAGTCGCTGGATGGTGGTAACGACGCGAATGAAGTCGTCAGTGCTGGCGAAGTGCAGCAAGCCTACGATCTGTTCGCAGATGCGGATCAGTACGATATCGCACTGTTAGCCGCAGGCCCTGCAACGATGGCTACTGCGGATTATCTCATCACCAACATCGCAGAAGTTCGTAAGGACTGTGTGGTGTTTGTGTCGCCGCTGAAGGCAAGCGTTGTCAACAATGCGGACAACGAAGTCGATGACGTCATTGCGGATCGTAACGATCTGACATCGAGTAGTTACGCGGTGATGGATAGTGGCTGGAAGTACACCTACGATAAGTACAACGATGTGTATCGATGGGTGCCGCTCAACGGCGACATGGCGGGTCTTGCGGCTCGCACGGATACGACAAACGATCCGTGGTTCTCACCTGCGGGCTTCACACGCGGTAACGTCAAGAACGTTGTCAAGTTGGCGTGGAATCCGAAGCAAGCGGATCGCGATGATATCTACAAGGTGGGTGTCAACCCTGTCGTGAGTTTCCCCGGTCAGGGCGTGCTGCTCTACGGCGACAAGACATTGCTGAGCCGTCCGAGTGCATTTGACCGCATCAACGTGCGCCGTCTCTTCATTGCATTGGAGAAGACGATTGCTCGGTACGCGAAGAGTCAACTCTTCGAGTTCAACGACGAGTATACACGCTCCGCGTTCCGTAATGTGGTGGAGCCGTATCTCCGCGACGTGAAGGCGCGTCGTGGTGTCACGGACTTCTTGGTGGTGTGCGACTCAACTAACAACACACCAGCCGTTATCGATGCGAACCAGTTTGTCGGTGACATCTATGTGAAGCCGTCGCGGTCGATCAACTTCATCCAGTTGAACTTCGTGGCGGTTCGTTCTGGTGTTTCGTTCCAAGAGGTCGTGGGGGCGGTGTAAGTACTTACACCGCACCTTACAGCCAAGGAGTATAACAAGTTATGGCATTCAATCTCGATCAGTTTCGTAATACGCTTATCAACGGTGGCGCACGCCCTTCACTCTTTGAGATGGAACTGCGCTGGCCAGCAAGCGTCTCAACTGGCCGACTCGCGGAATCATTGTCTCGGTTTATGGTGAGTGTGTCGGAAATTCCGGCTTCGACAGTTGGCACGGTTCCCGTGTCGTACTTCGGTCGTAAGTTGAACTATCTCGGTGACCGCACATTTGCTACTCTGTCCGTGACGGTGATGAACGACGAGAACTTTGCGATTCGCAAGGCGCTTGAAGAGTGGATGGATCGCATGTCGGGTCATCGCTCTGCCACGTCACAGTATCGTGGCGGTATTCAGAGTGGTAACTTCGTCAGCGATCTGTCACTGACACAGTTTGGTCGCGAAGGTAATCGTCTTCGCACATACAACTTCATTGGTGCATTTCCCAACAATCTGGGCACAATCGGCCTCGATTGGAGTACCAACGACTCGATTGAAACGTACACATGTGAATTCACCTATCAGTGGTGGGAAGTGTCGGGTCAGATTCCGACTCGCGATAACCCGTCGCTGACAGTTGATGTCACCGTCGGCTAAGTACAGATACAATTCGAGAGGCACCTTCGGGTGCCTCTCATAAAGGTGATTACATGCCACGTTTATTTGGCTTTGAATTTGATTTCAATCGCAAGTCATCAGCACCAACCGCATCATTAGTCGTTCCTACTTCGAATACCGTTAGTTTTGTTCCACCGGATAATCAAGATGGCGCGCTCAATGTGCAGTTTGGAACTGCGGGTGGCTATTTCGGATATTATCTGGATCTGGATGGTACCGTTGTTGATGACTTTCAACTCATCAACCGCTATCGAGAAATGCAGATTGTTGCCGAAGTCGATGAAGCGGTTGACCAAATCATCAACGAACTGGTGGTGCAGGATGCCGACAGACAGCCGGTGTCACTGAATCTCGACTACGTTGATTTGGGTGAAGAATTCGAAGCCCGTCTCCACGCAGAATTCAATAACATCCTCAAGATGTTGAACTTCCATCGCGACGCGTACAGCATGGTGCGTCAGTGGTATGTCGATGGTCGTCTCTATCTGCACTGCGTCATTGACGAAAAACATCCAGAGGATGGCATTCAAGAACTGCGTCTTGTTGATCCGCGCACTATTCGAAAAGTGCGCGAAGTGGCACGTAAGCGTCATCAACAGGGACAATTTGACATTGTGGAAGTTGTACGTGAATACTTTGTCTACAACCCGATGGGGTTTGTTGCTCCGACAAATATTTCCGGTTCCACTAACCCGACAGCGGCACTGCTCAACTATAACGGCATTCGTATCACCACTGATTCGATAGCGTTTTGCCCATCAGGCCTCTACGACGCCAATAAGAAGACCGTGTTATCATGGTTGCATAAGGCGATCAAGCCGCTTAATCTCCTCCGCATGATTGAAGACTCGTGTGTGGTGTATCGCGTTTCGCGAGCACCAGAACGTCGCGTCTTCTATATCGACGTCGGAAATCTTCCCAAACAGAAAGCCGAACAATATCTGTACGACATCATGCAGCGGTATCGCAATAAACTGGTGTACGACGTGGGTACCGGTGAAATTCGCGACGACCGTAAGTTCATGTCGATGTTGGAAGATTTTTGGTTGCCGCGTCGTGAAGGTGGTAAGGGTACTGAAATTCAAACTTTACCCGCAGGACAAAACCTTTCGCAGATGGAAGATGTCGATTACTTCCGAAAGAAGTTATATCGCGCTTTAGGACTGCCGCCGACGCGCACCGAATTCGGTCAAGGGTTTCAGTTAGGCCGTGCTACTGAAATTACGCGTGATGAATTGCGGTTCAGCAAGTTCATTCATCGTTTGCAAATTCAGTTTCAGTATTTGTTCGATCAACTGCTGGAAAAGCAGTTGCGGTTGAAGAACGTAATCACGGAAGCAGAATGGCACAAAATTAAAGATCAGATTCGTTACAAATGGCAGCAAGACATGTATTTTGAAGAACTCAAAGAAAACGAGATTTTGACAGCACGCGTCAATCTCGCAACGTCGCTGGAACCATTTGTGGGTAAGTATTTCTCCGAACAATACATTCAGCGTGAAATTTTCAAGTTAACGGATGATGACCTCTCGACCATGCAAGCAGATATGGCAGATGAGTCATCCGAAGCGTCGTCATTTGATCGTGATGCGGATGCCACATTGCGCGATACCGAGGCTCGTAGCAATAACACTCTCGTTAACCCGGCAACCGATTCGGACACCGCACCTCCGGTGTCGAAGACGGATGCAATTACTAAATAATACACATCTATGGC